CCATTTGTCTTTTTTGAAGACCTTCTAAATTTTTGATAATTCGTTCTTCTTTTAGCAATTCTTCATTAAGCTTGGTTTGCTGTGCAGTATTATCTTCTATAGCTTGAGCAGCCGCGTCACGTTCTTGAGTTAGCTTTTCATTTGCGGCTAAATTGTCTTCTGCTACTCTCAGTAGTTTTCTAGCTGATGCTGTGTTCAAGCCATATTTTTCTTCAAACTTTTCTCTACTTTTGTAAAAGAATACATTTGTATCATCAAAATCTTTTTGCATCTGCTTTATAAGCTTTGCATCATAACTGACATATTCTTTTTTATTTGCATCGTAGTATTGAGTATCTTTTTGACCAGCAGTAAGTGCTTCTTCTGCAGCCGTAAGGTTGTCCGCGGCTCTTTGATCAACCAATGGGCCTAGTTTTTGTTGTTGTTTTCTGCCTTCAACATTCTTTCGCATATTTTCAAGTACAGAAGATCCAAATATTTTTGACCCTGTTCCTGCCATTTGTCGAAGAGAGTTAATAACTGCTTTATTGTTTTCTGCAAATTGCTTAGAAGACATAGCGGCATTACCAAATTCAGCTTCCATTTTAGCAATTTCGTCGGTCATACTTGCAGTAATTCTGCTACCAGACTCCATTGTTGAAATTAAATCTGTCAAAGCTTTTGGTTCTTCAGTAAGTTCTGAAAGTTCTTTTAATGCACTTGTAATATCTTCTATAGCAGCTGTTCTATTGTCGTCATCGTCCATAGCCAGAGCTTTGGTATAATCTGCCATAGACTTTTTAAGGTCTGTACTTTGGAAAGCAGACCCCATTTGTTCAATAGTACCTTTAAAATCTAAAAGACCCATTTTTGCAACATCGTTCATCTTTCCGAGTTCCATTGCTAAGCCCTCGTATCGATCTTTAATATCTGATGTAAGTTTCTTTTCTGCTTCAGCTGCTTTATCAACTCCTGCAATCCAATTATATAATGCTTTTACTGCTTCAAATATCATTAGTGCAATACCAAACCAACCCATGAATCTCATAGCTTTGTTCATTAGCTTCGCAGCTTTAGCAGTAATTGAAACCATTGCCATTTGCATTTTTTTATATCTTGCTAAATGACTAGCCCACATTGCTTGTACGCGGAATTGATTTCTCTTTATAAATCCTGCTCTTTTACCTAAGCTTCCTGCGAGGGCAATTTCTTGATTGGTTAGAAACGTTTTATATGCACGAAGCTCTTGCTTGTTCATATTTTTAGAAAAGCCAACGCCATCTTTTAAATGTTTTTTCCTAATTTGAAGCTGTCTTTTTGAAAGCTGTCCTTCGGGCATACCTTTACCAGCTTTGATTCCATGCTCTTTCATGTAATCTTTGTCACGTAATCCACTTACATCTCCGCCTTTTGCTCCAGTCAAAGCCGCTTTTGCTCTTTGTGCCGCAGCAGCCGCGTCATCTGCCGCTTGAGCAGCTCTGCCATAGTTCTCCTCGGCAGCAGCCCCCATTGCAGCAAAGTCTGGTAATATAGATCTAAGAATTGGTGTTAGAAATAACGTGAGTGCTCCAACTAGAGCATAGATATTTTTTGAGAAGAATGGTAAAACAACAGCAGCTATATCACCAACTGTTTCTTTTACACCTTTCATCATGTCGTCAAAGGCTTTTCCGAACTGAGCTAAGGCAAAGGCACTTGGGTCAAGTACTTCTTGTATTGCTCCAAACTTTGTTTCTGCTTGTCCTAGAACTTCATTTGCAACCGCTTGTGATTTTTCAAATTGAGTTAAGTCTTTAGCATTTTTACCTATCTGGTTTGCATATGCTTTCATCGCAGGCTCTAGCCTTAAGACAATACCTAATTCGTCCAAGAGTTCTGGTTCTGCTTTTGTCACACCTCGAACAAGTCTGTTAAATGAATCAGTAAGGTCTCTTCCTAACGCAAGAGAAGTATTCTTTGCAGCAGCTCCAAGTCTTTCCATTTGACCTGCAGTTAGACCCGCAGCTGTACCGATAGCAGCTGCTTGAGCAGCTTCTTTAAATTGAATCATTCCATCGGTAGCTTTTTGAATATCTTCCGTTAAAGTTTTATATGCGACACCCGTAACCGCTCCAAAGGCTACCTGCCCTTGAATAAGGTTTCTGGTTTCCATAGCGTCTTTAAGGAATTGAAATGCGGCTGAAACGGCAAATACTTGAGCAGCAATTGTTGCGTAGACAGCAACTATACCACCTTGCATGGTCTGTGCTTGCTTACTAAAGTTTTTTGTTGCGTTCGAAGATTGCTGAGTTACACCTTTTATTCGGCGATCAGTTGCTTGAGAAGCTCTTCCGAGGTTGTCCACCTCTTTCGTAGCTTTCTTAGTCTTTTGCCCGAATATTTTTAGAGTATCCCCGTCTGTAGTTGTTACGACGAGTTCAGCTACTTCTATTCTTTTACCTGCCATACCTTGTTTCTATTTACGCCTTTTCATGGCGTCTTGCTTACGTTTAAGCTCTGCGTTGATATTGATCGTACTATAGCTTTCTATATGCTTTAAAAAGAAACAAACGGTTTTTTTGTCTTCGACTTCTTGTATGTTTAATAAGTCATTTAACGGAGACCAGTCTTTCCCCATGTATGAACCACTAGCTCCGTCCCATCTATCTGGTAGCATAGCATGTACTACAAAAGCCTCCTGAATTTCTAAAGGAAAGCTCCCTATTTCGGGAGGCATTTCTTCTTCTTTTGGCTCTTGTCCTAATTGATCACACATCTGTAGATAAGCATCTACAGTTATATTGTCACCGAAATATCTTTGTATTTGTGCAAGTGCCCAGGCTACTTGCTCTTGGTAAAATTTTCTAAGTCACCTACTTGTTCTGTTACCCAAGTATCAAAATCAGCAGAATTTTTCATTAAAACTTCTACGTTGTCCTGAGTAAATTCTAGTTCTGATTCTTCTTGTTCTGGAGATAAATCTCCTAATAGTAACATATTTTTGGCATAACCAAGTTTAAAACCTGACCAACCTTTAATTACAGCAGCTGTGTATTCGACCAAAAACTTATCATCATCTAGTTGTTCTTCGTAACTTCTAGTTTTCTTGTTGAATACTTGTGTTACACAACGAGTTCTAAGTTTCATTAACTCTTCTCTGGATAAGTAACAAAGCTTTACTTTAAAGCCTTCACTACCAGGATAATCAAATTCTACTGTTTTTGTAGGAGTCATTAGACTCTTTAGAGAGACTGCTTTTACAGGCTCTTTTTTTACTGTATCGTTCATTTATTTTGTTCCTAAAAAAGGTGGACAGGACAACCCTGCCCACCGTTAAGTTTAATTATGATGTGTAAGTAAGGGTAATCTCATTAGCACTATTAGATGCTGTTGCATCTGATAAATCAGCTGGTAGCGCATGGAAATTAACATCTACACCAATCACATCTTCAATAGTATGAGTTGGTAATTCTAGATGACAATTCGGTAATGCTACCTCAACTTTAGGAGCATTTGCTCCACCAATGCTAAATGTCATATCAAAACTATTTGTAATCACAGTATCAGCTTCGTGTAAATCTTCAAGAAGATCCATTGAGCCATCTGCGACATTATTCAAGTAACAAGTAAAGTTACCTGAAACACTTCTAGTTCCCATTACATGCCCTAGAGGTTGGTTAACCGACCCTAGAGTTTCTGGTGTTAAGTAAGTTAGATTGTTTTCAATCGTAATATTACCACCTGTTAAGACTACACTATATGTCTTATCACCACCAAGTTGTGTTTCTCCATCAGAAGCAACCCCTGAAGGTGCACCTGTTGAATCACTTAGATCATAGCTAATTGCTAATGAAGTAAGTTTTTGTCTGATATAGTTTGAAGTACTTGAAATTCCTTCATTAACCAAACCTTGGGTTGTTGACTCTTCTCCAGTTACTGCAGGAGATGTTGCTCCAGCTGTAGTCTTAAGTTGAGTAACTTCCTTAATTTTCTTTCCTTGTCCTGACCATGCAACTTGTGCTAGTCCCTCAATATCAAAGTCAATTGATGCTGAGCCTACAGAACAATCAGAAATTTTGTAAACTGTTACGCCTTCTGTTCCAGTTGTATACAATGCATTAGCAGTATCTTTTGCTGCTCCTAATACAAAGTATAAATCAAAAACACCTAATGCAACTTTATTTGAGTTCTGAAAGTTAAATACATTCGGTTCCCAAGTTCCTACAGTAATTGCACCATTGTCTCCACCTATCCCATAATCATAGGTAGTTGCAGACATAGCCGCCCATAGTGGGCCTTCTACCGCAAATTTCTTACTGGCTCCTGCATGATTATTCGATGCAAAAGTATCTCCAGCTCCTGAAGTAGTTGGTCTCATGTAAGTACTGAAACTCCATTCTGCAGGTGCAAAAGAATCGTTGAACATTGCTCTACCTCTTTTACTGTTACCTGAAGAATCAGCTGCTTCGTTCAAAGTAATCTCTGAACTATTAGTTGCCTGGCTAAAGGAGTAACCATCTAGTACTGGTATCTCGTAAAGTGTATCAGTTGCACTACCGCCTGTTTGGCCGTCAACAGAAAACTTCATGAATACCTTGGTATCTCTACTAAAATGAAATGCCA